AATATTTGAAAAAATTACTGTAGCATTGTTGCTTTCATTACCTAATTTATCTACAGCTTTGATGAGAAATGCACCACTTCTTGTATTAGTTGTAATTGATGTTCCAGATGTTCTAGGAACTTGTAGCCAATTCACTGACTTATTCCATTGTGCATTTGATGTCACATTTTGATATCTTATCTCATAGAATGATATATCTAAGTCTGTGTTTGCATCCCAATTCAACTGCATCTGTGAACTACCAAGCATATTTACTGAAAAGTTTTGCACATCATTTGGTGGTTCTGTAGCACCAACAATTTTTCTACTTGCAGTAATAGATGAAGAAGATACTCCAAGTGTATTGATGGCTCTACATCTCACTTCATAAGTAATATCATCAACCACATTCAACATTTCATAGTTTAATTCTGTGCCTTGACCAATTATTTTAAAATTTGTTTCTGTGCTTTTTTTTGCTTCGACAACATAATATTGAACAAAATTATCTGTAGATGCACCAATGACTATGTTTAATCTTGTAATAACAATACCCTCTGAATATTCAATCAATTCATCTGATAACGTAATTGATGCAGGTGGTTGAACTGTAAATGGATTTGGTAAATTAGTATCTGGTATTGTTGCAGGTGCTGATTGTGTTTCAAATGTGTAAAAGCTATCTTGGTATTCTACTAATCCTAAATCAACTGTGTAATCATCATTAATAGCTATATTCATAATTCTAAATTTTTTTGTATTCATTCCTGTCACTTCTTCTGTGACAGATACAATATCTCCGACAATTAAATTAAGTGCTTGATAGTTTGCCTTCAAAGAAACTGATAAACTGTTTCTTGATCTAAGTAATGCAACTCTTCCCATTTCTTTTGCTTGATGAATATTTGTAATTGTAGGTAAAGATAATCTTCCCTCTTGTAATAGGTTGTTATCTTCAGTCAAAAGTGATGAATGATTTGTGTCATAAACAACTGTATCACTTTGAAAGCCATGATCTGGTGATGTGTAATCAATCAACATTCTATTGAATTTGTTGTTTTTCTTTTCTGATGAAACTTTGATACCACCAATGGTATTATCTTTAGAAAGTGTTAATTGACTTGATCCTGTTGTTTCTACAACAAGTTTATATTTACCTTGTGAATAGCTAAGTAGTCCTCTCATTCCTGTAAGAAGTTTTCTTACATTGTCAATAACTTTTGCTTTACTATCTAAGACTGCATTACACTCAATGAGTTTTCCTGTTGTTGATCCGAAGTAAGTCACAGTTGCATCACAGACTTGCGAAGCTGTAAAAAATGATGGTATATCAATAGATGATAAAGCTACACCTTTACCAAAAGTAGAATTGCGTAAATAATCAATTAATATAAATGCAGGGTTGCTTGAAAATTGACCTGTTGTTTCATTATCACTACCATCAAATGTAGATATTTTTCTACCCTCTACCTTTGCTTGTATTTTTGGAATTCCAGAATATTTATCATTATCCCAAGTAATTCTAAATGCTAAATAACAAACACCACGCAGTCTATGGTTTGATCCCCAATTAGATAAGGTTGTAAGCAAAGAACTTGCTACTTGATCGTCAGCACCAAAAAAGGGTTGAACTTGTATTGTAGTTCCAAACCTTGTGTCATTAGATGTAATGGTCGTACCATTGGAAATACTTGATGCAAATGTGACAGTACTATCATTAACTCTTATTTCTGTGATATTATTAACCTCTCCCTCACACAAAACTATCGCACCATATAAATATTGATTATCAGTTCCAGATGTTTCTAAAAAAACTCTTGTGCCACCTAAAAGTCTTGTTCCATATACTACAGGAATATTTGCATCATTTGATTGTTTATTGACAAGAATTCCTTTTTGTTCTTCTTGATTAAAGTTTGATAAGTCTGGAACATCTGGAATTGGTATAAACCATGAAATAACTTTGGTAAATATTTTTTCAATTCCTTTAAATATGTCATTAAAGAAACCCATTATGTTCTACCCCATTTTAAATCATCAAGTGTCAAAGCCGAAAATTCAAAACCTACATCTCCTGTAAAAAATCTTTGCTGTGATCCATTATTTGTCTTTCTACCTTGCACTCTTGAAAAGTCTGCAAAATGTGAGGAACAATTTAAAAGAAGTATTCCTTTATTTGTGTCTATATTAAAACTATCTAAAAAACCTTTATCATAAGTAAAGCTATCTATGATTGCATCTGAACTATTTAGAAAAGCTATATCTATATTTACATTATCATTACTTACTACATTATTTAAAACTATAGCAATAAATGAGTTATCAACTCCAGACAGTTCTACTTGAAATTGGCTAGTATCTACTTCTGAGTTTTCTGCTTTTGTTGTAATAGAAAGTAAATGTCCACTAGCTGTATAAGTGTTTGAATTAAATGTTATGTCTTTGTAGTGATTTGTTATTCTTTGAGGTGTTGGAAAAAGTATCTCAACTAACACAATAGGTTTTATGTTTTGGTTTTGTAGTTCAGTTGTAATACTACTTGAAAGACCTCTTGGCATTATAGAGCCTCAATAAAATCTACTTCAAACTTAAATGTATCAAGATCGTCTGTTGAAAATTGTTGCAAATCATTTGTTAGTCTAACTGTAAACTCTACTCCGTCATAAGTCACAGTTGAATTGTCTGATATTGCTGATCTTAAAGGTGGTTCAATAGTAAGTGTTGCTTCATTACTTCCATCTGCTGTCACATCTGCAACTATCATATAAACTTTTGTATCACCTGCAAACTTGACAAGATCACCTGCCTTCAATGTTCCTGTCATGGCATCTACTGTAATTGTAGTGTCACCTGCTGTATGAGAAGTTTTTACTAATACTGATCCAGATACATCTCCTTTTGCATTTTTTAAATCTGGTAAAGCTATTTGGAATGTTTCTTTTTGTGATCTTTGTTTCATTATAAAAGCAAGAACAGGTGCAAAGTCTGATCTGCTCATTGGTGGATATGTTGCTGAAAATTTAAATCTTTGACCATCAATTTGTGTAGAAAACATTTTACCACTATCAGTTGTTGATGTTTTTGTTTTTTGCTCTGATGAAAAGTTGATAGACCTAAACTCTGGTGATGTTGGATATGTTCCACTCATTATATTAATGCTTCCCTTCCTTGACTATTTAAAGCATCATTAATTATATTTACAACTGTTGATCTTCTTTTTTGTAAAAGATCATCAAAACCATCAGTATCATTTGCCATAATAGTTATGTTTACATTTGTTGAAGCCATATTTCCTAATTTATCATTTGGTATTATTGTTCCTGCTTGTTGGGGAATAAATAATTCTGGACCTGCTTCACCAATTATTGCAGGTTGTCCGACAGGTGGTCTTCCACCTTTTTCAAAACCTCTAATTTTACTTACCATAGCAAGACCTGTTGCTATTACACCTGTCGCAAGGATCGGACCAAATACTCCACCTTGTGCTAATGCTTTTGTACCTGCTGTAAAAACATTTATTAAAGACTCCCTAATTGCTTTTAATTTAAACAATGATGATGCTTTATCTAAAGCAAACTGAACTGCTTGTCCAATTAATGCTTCTACTATTGCTCTCTTTACTGCAACTTCAAAACCCTTCATATCAAGTTTTCCTGTCATAACAAAATCGGTGAGAGAATCTTTGAGTTTAGCAAATGCGACTTCACCTGCTTTTTGAAAGCCATCAAATGTATTTTCATTCATAGCATCTTGGAAACCTTTTTTAAATTGTTGTAAACTGTTTAATTGTTCGTCAATATTACCTCTAAATTTTTCATTAAATTTATCTAATTCAAATCTAAAATTTTCTAAAGTCATTGAATTTAATTCTTCTGTATCTTCTATGACATTTCTGTATTTGAGACGGAACTTTTCAAGTTCGAGTCTTTGTTGTCTAAATATACTAATATTATCTTTTTGTTGATTATTTGAATTTTCTTGTTGTTTTGCGTTTTCTTTAAAAATTGTTGTTAAATTAGAATAAAAATCTGATTGTTCAAAAGTAAGATTGTTTAAAATTCTAAAAATTTGATTTCTTTTTTCGAGTAAATTATTTAAGTGTTCGTTATCATCTAAATTAAAAACATCTGATGCGTTAAGTTCAACTCCAGATTTCAATGTGATTTCTAATGGTTTGTCAGCCAAACCTTGTATATCTGATATTTCTTTAGAAATATTTGCTAATTTTTCATTAAGTACATCAACATTTGTTAAATCATTTGGATCAACAATAGATAAATCAGCTTGTACATCTGCGATTTCTTGTATTCTATCTACTATAAGTGCCAAAGCACCTGCGATAGCTACACCCTTTTTACCAAATAGTAATACTGC